GGTTCTACGATTTCATTCACACGCTGCGTATCGGTTTCTCGGTGATCATCGCCAACAATGATCAGGTCGTGGCCGAGGGCAAGATTGACGCTGCGTTCTGGCGGATCATGCACGTGCTGTGGACCGATCCGTACATCATCAACGTCATCAATAGCTACAATCCTACTCTCGGGTCTGGCAACCCGGACAACGTGCGCATCGAAGGCATCTCGCGCGGTGTACGCCGCCACGTATTCGGGACATCCCAGTCCAACAACGAAACGCCGCTCGCCGAACTGCAATATGACGTGAGCGTGCAGTACCGCACCATGTGGATGCCGACGATCGTTGACGATCTCAACGAAATCGACCTGCGCACCGGCATCAAGATCGGTGAGACGCAGGAACAGATGGACCAGCGTCAGCAATTCAATCTGAACATCAAGTTCGACAATGCGGCTCAAAAAGCGAAGCCGAAGCAAGAGGAGCACAATGATGGTTGAAGCAACAGTAAAGGTATCGCTCCGCGGGCAGCGGCGGCGCGAGCGGTTGGAGAGGCTCAAGGCTGCGCGACCAAATGTCGGTGTCCGGGTGGTGCCGACCGATGACAAGTACCGAAAGCTCAAGCACCCGAACGGCGTGACGTTCCGGTCAGAGGGCAGTGTGGAGTGGCCGAACGACCGCTTCACCAAGCGTCGTCTTGCCGAGGGAGTGATCAAGGTCGAGGAGCAGGGCCGGGCGCAACACAGAACACAGCAACCGGCGGCGCGTAAGCCCGAGCGGGCCGAACTCTAAACAGCGCGAACCAAAACACTAGGAACTGCAACAGCGGCCCGTCTTTCGGCGGGCCGTTCGCATTCAGGAGATAGGAGCAACAAATGCCCATCAGTTTTGCCAACATTCCCGCCAACATCAAGGTCCCATTATACTGGGTAGAAGTCGACCCCAGTATGGCGGGTCTGCCGAACATCAACCTGCGGGCGTTGATGGTCGGTGTCATGACAGCCGACGGCGATGCCGAGGTTGACGTGCCGATCCCGATCGGCAGTCAGGCACAGGCCGAGCAGCGCTTCGGTATCGGCAGCGAACTCGCACGCATGTTCGCGGCGTACTACGCCAACAACTTTGCGAACGAAGTCTGGGGTCTGCCGGTGTCCGAGCCTGTCGCGGCGGCGAGCGCCACCGGCACGGTCACGATCGCGGCTGTGCCGACAGGCGCTGGCACCATTCACCTCTACATCGGCGGGGTGCATGTCCCGGTTAATGTCACACCGACTGATACGATCGATGGCATTGGCCAAGCGATCGAGGACGCCATCAATGCCGACGACAGTCTGCCGGTCACGGCGGCTGCGGTCGCCGGTGTGGTTACGCTCACGTCGACCTTCAAGAGCGTGAATGCCAACGACATCACGGTGACGCTCAACCACTACGGCCCTCGTGGCGGCGAAAGCCTGCCGGTCGGTCTCGGTATCACGTTGCCTGCGACCGGCCAGTTGACCGGCGGCACCGGTGTGCCGGATTTCACCCAAGCCATCCTCAACATGGGTGAGGAGCCGTTCGAATACGTGGCGATGCCTTATACCGATGCCACGTCGTTGTTCGACTGGGATCAGGAATACGGCTTCACCGACAACGGACGCTGGGGCTGGCAGCGCCAACTGTTCGGCCATGTGTTTTCCGCCAAGCGTGAGACGTATCCCAATCTCGTGCTGTGGGGCGAGACGGTCAACAGCGCGGTGGAGAGCGTCATGGCAGTCGAGCCATCGAGCCCGTCGCCGGTATTCGAATGGGCGGCAGCCTATGCGGCCAAGGCGCAGCGCGCGCTGATCAACGACCCGGCGCGTCCGCTGCAGGCCCTGACTTTGAACCAGATCAAGGCGGCGCCGCTGCACACCCGGTTCGACTTCAACGAGATCAACAGCCTCGCCTCGAACGGGCTGGCGATCCAGAAGGCCGGTTCTGACAACCAGCCGATGATCGCCCGGGAAAACACGACGTACCAGTTGAACCTCTACGGCCAGACTGACGACGCGTACGAACTGGTCACGACGCTGGCAACGCTCGCCAAGTTGCTGCGCAACCAGCGCCACGCAATCACCAGCAAGTATCCGCGGCACAAGCTCGCCAACGACGGGACCAAGTTCGGGCCCGGTCAGGCGATCGTGACGCCCGGCATCATCAAGGGTGAACTGATCGCGCAGTACCAGCAGGACATGTTCTCCGGGCTGGTCGAGGACCTGCGCAACTTCAAGCGCTATCTGATCGTCGAGCGTGATCCCAACGATCCAAACCGCGTCAACGTCCTGTACCCGCCTGACCTGATCAACCAACTCCGCATCTTCGCGGTGCTGGCGCAGTTCAGGCTGCAGTTCGACCGTGGCGTCGATCTCGAAATCATCGGACCGGCGCAGCCGCCGTTCAATGCGGCGTCGGCGTCGACATCTGGCTGACAGAAAACCGTTAAGGTAAGGAGCAACAGCAAATGGCACAGAGAATTGCAGGCATCGCCTTTCTGACGGTCGATGGCACCCAGATGGCGTTGCGAGGAAACTTCACCGTAAGTCCAAGCCCGGTTGAACGCACGATGATCGCCGGACAGGATGGCGTGCACGGCTATCAGGAATTGCCGCGCGTGCCGTACATCGAAGCCGACATCACGACCCTGCCGGGCTTCTATCTTGAGCAGTTGCTGGACGAGACCGATTCGACGGTGATCGCCCAGTTGGCCAATGGCATGCAGTACACGCTCACTGCTGCCACGTGCAAAGGCGGTTTCGAGAACAACACTCGTGACGGCCAAGTGCGCGTCCGCTGGGAGGGCGTAACCTGTGAAGAGGTAGCACTGTGACTCAAAACGGAAGAGGCCGCGAAGGTTTCGTCGAAGAGCAACGGCAGCAAGTGCCGCCTCCATCCCCACCGCCAGAGGTCATCCCACCGGAGCGCAAGCAGGCAAGACCGGGCGTGGCGAAGGCGGCGCCACCGCCGGAGCTTGAGCAGTCACCTGCCGATCAGCCGGAGATCGAGGCCGATCAATGGCCGATCCGGGTCAAGCTGCTCTACAAGGCAATCCGCAACAACAAGAACGAGGAAATCCGCGAGGTGACGTTGCGTGAACCGCGCGCCGGGGACATCAATCGTTATGGCAACCCGGTGCGCGTCAATCAGGACGGCGATGTCGTCATCGACGAGCGCAAGATGACCTACATCATGGCAGCACTTTCTGATGTCCTGCCGCCGTTCATCGAGATGATGGACCCGCGGGATTGGAACAGCGTGGCATATCGCTTGCGCCGTTTTTTCTTGCCCGATCCAGCGGCTTGGTAGGAGACGAGGACGAGATGATCCTCGACTGCTACCGGCTCGCCCGCTGGTATCACGTGAGCCCGGAAATCTTTCTCGCAATGCCTGTCAGCGAAGTGACGCTGCATTTGCAGCGCACGGCGCAACTCGATCGTCAGCAGCAATCAGTCAACGGTGACGACTAGATGCCAAGCGAAGCCGAAGAACTAAGACTGGTCGTCAACCTGACCGACAACGCGTCGGCTGGTCTGTCACGGCTGCGCTATGAGGTGCAGGAGCTTGGCGGCGGCAGAAATCGCGAGGCGATGGAGCGCTTCAAGCGTGACACGGAGGAGATCACCAAAAGAACGCGGGGCCTGAAGTCGGAGTTGGCCGAATTCGGCATAGTCGGCAATCTGGTCGCAGGTGCCGTCGGCGGCATCGCTGCCGGTTTTGCGATGCTCGCAGGCAAGCTGGCACTCAGCATTATCGGCTTCGGTGACGCGGCCAAGGCGATGCGGGAGCTTAATCAAGAGGCGCGTCAGATGGGCGTCGACCCTGTGGCGCTCGAAAACATCATCAAGCAATACGAGGAAGTCGGCGTCGCGCGAGAAAAGACGCTACAGAACATGCGCGGGCTATCACAGGCGATCGGCGAACTTTTCCGACCCGGCAGTCAAGGTGTCCGCGACCTGATGAACATGGCTGGCAGTGGCCTGCAGTCCAGAGCCGCCATGCAGGAATCGATCAACGCTCTCAAGAGCGCCACGACAGAGGAAGAAAAAACCAACATCGCAATCAAGATGGTGCAGAACACCCGCACCAACGCATTCAGACAGTACAAAAGCGAGCAAGAAGCTGCGCTTCGCGCCAACGAACTCGCGAAAAAACTCGGTGTCGACCTTTCGATTCTCGAACGGGATAATGTGGAGAAACTGACTGCAGCGGATGAAAGGCGCGCGCGGCAACGGCAGGCCGACTTGATCCAGTACAACACGGTATCCAACCAGATTTGGAAGAACTGGGAACAGATCAGGGACATTGTCGGGGCGCCAATCCTCAAGACTTTCTCCAGCACACTGACCGACATCAACAACACGATGCGGGTCATCCTCGAAGCGTTCAAATGGATCGACGATCATGTCGGCGACTGGGGCGACATGGGCAAGATCACCACCAAGCTCAGACAGGTGATGCCGACGTGGTTGGGCGGCACAACTCCTGAAGAAGACAAGGCTATCGCCGAAGAGCGCGCAAAGCGTGGCGGCGCCAGAGTGGCGCCTCCGGGCGCCGGGACGACACCGCCCGCGCAGAGAGGTCCGGCGAACGACAATATGCCATCGCCCAGCAGTGTGCCGGGTGGCGGCAGGTACTCGCCGCAAGGTGGTCGTGCCGATGGGTTGCCGAACGGGCAGACCGCCGGACCGGGCACTGGCCCGGGCGCGGGCGCAACGCCGCCGATGGGTGAGGCCGCAGCAGCAGGCGCCAGCCTCGCCGCCGTGCGCGCCACTCAGGCTGACGAGCTTGCCGATCCGGCGGTGCGCAAGAAGCTGATGGCCTACGCGCATGCGGAGGTCGGATCGCAAGGCCCGCAGGCGGTGCAGGCTTTCATCGAGACGACGCTCAATCGGGCATCGGCGCGTGGAAAATCGATCGCCGACACTCTGTCCGGTTCGTATTTCCCCGGTGCTACACACACGAAAGCAGCGGCTGGTGCACCACAGAGCGTGCAGGCTGAGTACGACAAGACGATCGATCAGGTTCTCGGCGGTTCGAACATTTCCGGTTACGCGACCGGCAATGCGTCTGGCCCAGTTGGTTTTGGCAAGGGCGGCTACCAGACTTACGGCGGGAAAGAAACGGGTGGCGAAAGATTCGGCGTCGAAGCGCAAGACCGGGCATGCGCCGACAGGATGCGCACTGGTACCGGTAACGCGGCGGCGCCGGGCGGCACCAAAAGCGCAAGCCTCGATCCATCGGGTGGCATTCCTGAATCAAAAAGCATCCCGTCGCAGTTTCAGACTGACCTGAAGGCGCTGGTGCGGAACGGTGCCGGACCGCAAAATATCCGTGCTTACATGATGCAGCGTGGCATCAATCTCAGCGAAGCCACTTGCGGCAAGTTCATGGCTTCCGTCGTCAGGGAGCATGGCGGGACTCCACCGAAAAATCCAGAGACGGCATCGAACTGGAATCTCTTTGGCGGCAAGGAAGGTGCCGGATATTCTGCTGATCCAAATGCGATCAACATTGCTGTCAAGCAAGGCGCTCGAATAGGAGACACAGGGTCGCACGTCACCGGGGTCGTTCCGATTGTAGAAGACGGAAAGATAGTCGGGTACCGCGG